AGGTGTACACGAAATCACAGAACGCTTGAAGACCTGCCATTGGTGTTTACAGGCTGTGATACATACGCCAGTATCTATCCTGAGTTTAAACACCTGGTACATGATCGTACTATTGATGAAGTGGTCGATCACTTGTTGAGCCTTACGCCCGAAGGTTCCTGGACCATGGCAAATGGTCAAGATGTTCACCTTATCCTAACAGGCGGTGAACCGTTACTTGCTTGGCAGCGATTGTACATTGAGTTGTTCGAGCATCCTAGAATGAAGGATCTTAAAAATGTTACGTTTGAAACAAACACTACACAATGGCTACACGCAGATTTTAAAAACTATCTCTCAAATGACGCTAGATTTAGAACTACATTTTCTTGTAGCCCCAAACTATCCGTTAGTGGAGAATCTTGGGCGGATGCTATCAAGCCTGATGTTGCTGCTGATTACTACAGTGTTCCTGGTGCTAGTCTTTATTTCAAATTTGTTGTGGCTGATGATGTTGATGTTGAAGAAGCCGGCAGAGCAGTTAAAGCATATCGTGATGCGGGTGTGGAATGCCCTGTGTACCTTATGCCAATGGGAGGTCGTACTGAAGGCTATAACCTCACCGTACAGGAAGTTGCGAAACTGGCGATGGCAAAAGGATGGCGATTCACTCCCCGACTCCACATATCTTTATTTGGGAATCGGTGGGGTACATAACTATTCGGAAATGCCTGGGGAACTTGATAAAAACGTCAAATACTTTAGAGGTATACACACAGAAGAACAATTTGAAAAGATAAGGAAAGATTTATGAGAAAAATTACACTAAACCCCCGCATTGCAGATAGTACATCCTTTGATTGGAACAACGACTGGATCGTAATAAAAGAGAACGATCAATTATTAGAGTTTAGTGCTCCAAAAAGAGATAACCCGTATAGAAAATATACAAGACAACAACAAGAAGTTATACAAACAGTGAACCATGTACTTGAACATAACAATCAGCCAGTTGTGTCTATCGAAGAAGCAGATCGGTTGCTCTTCCTTTGGTAAAGATCAAGAAGTCAATTCTGAAGATATTCAAAGCTCTTGCCGGCTTTAAGGTTGAAAAGAAAATTGTGCCATTAGATTAAGGAGAACACTTTGAACAATTATATTTTTACTAGCGAAAGTGTTAGTGACGGACACCCAGATAAAGTAGCAGACCAAATTTCAGATGCACTTGTAGATGCTGGATTAAAGGCGGGCGACTCTACTACTCGTGTTGCTGTCGAAACACTTGTAACTACCAACCATGTAACGTTGGCGGGACGAAGTAAAAAACTTTAACGTAAGCAAGGAACAAGTTAAAGAAATTGTCCGTAGCAAAGTTCGTGAGATTGGTTATGAGCAAGAAGGATTTCATTGGGATAAACTAAACATCTACAATGAAATCCATTCTCAAAGTGCGGACATTGCACTAGGCACAGACGACTTTGGTGCTGGCGATCAGGGCATTATGTTTGGATACGCCTGCAACGATAATGCAGCATACTTGCCTGCGCCTATCTATTATGCACACGAGATTCTAAAAGACCTTAAAGCAGAACGTGAAATTACAAACATTATTGGACCTGATGCTAAATCACAGGTTAGTGTGCAATACGAAGGCGGCAAAGCCAAACGTATTGATCAAGTTGTTATCAGTACACAACACAGCGAAGGGCATGTTGAAGCAGCACGTGATCTTGCAAAACAATGCGCAATGAATGTATTAGGAGATTTAATCGATGAAAACACTGTATGGCATCTTAACCCTACTGGTAACTTCGTTATTGGTGGCCCAGACGGGGATGCTGGCGTTACCGGAAGAAAGATTATTGTTGATACTTATGGCGGATTTGCCCCCACGGCGGCGGAGCGTTTAGCGGTAAGGATCCTACTAAAGTGGACCGGTCAGCTGCGTACATGGCGCGATGGCTTGCGAAAAAATTGTAGTAGCCAGATGAAATTGGCAGACTGGTGTAACATTCAATTAAGCTATGCTATTGGACATTAAGCAACCTACTAGTGTTTATGTAGAGTCCAATGGATATAACAAAAGCATTGAAAAAGTTTATCCGTGAAACCATCGACTTATCACCAAAGGTATTATTGACAGATTTGATTTATTCAACTATACTAATTATAGTGATAATTGTACATACGGACACTTTGGCAACAAAGATGTACCATGGGAAAGGATTGGTTGGTAATGAAACAGTGGTTAAAGCGTGTCACAGGCATAGAAGCTAAAGAACGTGAACTAGAACAAGAGATAGCTTTACACAGAGCTGCGGCTGAAGCAGAGGCGGAGCGAGCCGAAGCCGAACGTACTCGCATAGCAGAAGATGAACTCGAACTTCTAAAAAAGAAAGACCCAAAGGCATATGCTACACGTCGCAAAGAGCCTTGGGTTAGTGTACTTGATGTTAAAGTAAACGAAGAAAATGTTCGCAACGGATTCTTTGAGATGGACTGGAATGAATATTTTATTCAACAGCTTATTCAAGCAGGCTACGGTACTGAGCAGGACCCGGAAGAAGAAATCGTAGATCGTTGGTTCAGAGACATAGTTTATAACATGTTGAGTGAAGAAGGACTTGACACACAGCGAAATTCAGGCTATATTAATGTAGTACCAATCGCAAAAGGCAAATCAGAATATCATGAAACTTATATAATAATCGATACCGCTAATGTGTTTTTTCGAGCTAGGCACGTTGTACGTGGCGATATCGATACTAAATTAGGTATGGCACTACACATCACACTCAGCAGCATTAAAAAGGCGTGGCTTGACTTTGGCGCGGATCATGTTGTGTTCTGCTTAGAAGGACGCAGTTGGCGTAAAGACTTCTATGAACCCTACAAGCGTAATCGCAAGGTTACTCGCGATGCTATGACGCCGCGTGAGATGGAAGAAGACAAAGTGTTTTGGGAGATCTTTGATGAGTTCAAAGACTTTGTCGCTAACAAAACAAATTGTACTGTGCTACAGAATCCTCAGCTAGAAGCAGACGATTTAATTGCTGGCTGGGTACAGAACCATCCCAGCGACAATCATGTTATTATCAGCACAGACGGCGACTTTGCACAGTTGATTGCACCCAATGTAAAACAATACAACGGTGTTGCTAACATGACTATTACACACGAAGGCTACTTTGACGACAAAGGCAAAGAGGTAATTGATAAAAAGACTAATCAGCCTAAGCCTGCTCCGAACCCACAATGGCAACTGTTTGAAAAAGTGTATGCGTGGCGATACCAGTGACAACGTGTTTAGTGCGTATCCTGGTGTGCGTGTAAAAAGGCACTAAGAACAAGGTTGGTTTAACAGAAGCTTTTGAAGACAAAAGGCACAAAAAGGCTACAATTGGAACAACATGATGCTACAGCGTTGGGTTGATCACAATGGTGTAGAGCATCGTGTATTGGATGATTACAATCGCAATGTTGTGCTGTGTGATCTTACTGCACAGCCCGATAATATTAAACAAATAATCGACAGCGAAATCAGTACGGTACAGCCAAAAGATATAAGTCAAGTAGGTATGCGCCTTATGAAGTTCTGTGCTAAATGGGATCTACAGCGTATTGCTGATCAAGCACAGAGTTTTGCCGACCCACTTCAAGCAAGGTATATTAAATGACAGTAAAAGCAAAAACAATTTTAGAAAACAAGTTCTGGATTGTAGAAGATGAGGGTGTTAAAATAGGCACCCTCAGCAAGAACGACGAAGGATTTGTCGTTACTGCAAAAGGCAAAATAGAAATTTTTAAATCAGAAAATCAACTAAAGAAAAAATTTGGCGTAGACATTGAATGGAGCATTGTTGGGGATTCTGCAGAGAAATCACTGCCAAAAGACTTTACAGTTCATGGTTATCCTACCAGTGTTGCAGCATATAACAGTATGTATGATGTAAAGCGTAAGCTGCCACTGTTTACAAAAAGTGAAAAGTCAAAAAGCCTTTACTGTGCTGGCTATTATATTATTCGATTCGAAAAGGGTTGGGTCAAAAGCTTTTGTCCTAAACTGATCACAATTGAACGCTACGAAAATCGAGGACCGTTCAAATCAGAATTAGAAAGGCGTCAGGAGTTAAGTCGTGTCAACAATTGAACCTGTAAACACTGTTCCGCTACAACAGTTTATTCAACAAGTCAAATCAGCTGAAAACAGTCGAGCAAAAGAAGTAAAGCTAGATATTGCACAGGCAAAGAATCTGGCCTTTACACTCGGCATAGTTATGAGTAGACTAACACGGCGAGTTAGAGCGATTGGTTGTAGAAAACAAGCAATCTGATGCTGACCAAGCCATCGAAGTACGACTGGATGGCGGCACAGGCTGGCAATAATCTGCGCAGTTTATACAAAAGAGAGATAAATATATATGTAGTTAATAAGGATTGCATATATGAGTCGGCCAAAGCCCGTAGTTATTTTAGAACACATTGATAACAAAACCTATAAAAGTGAACAGATACTAGAGGCTGATGCTATTTGGGCAGTGTTCTATCAAGGTAAGCCTTTTAATTTAAAAGTGCCAATGCACTGACAAACTATCCTGGGCCGAAATACAAAAAGGTCAGCTTCTCAAATCCTGGTCATGCACACAATCTAGCTAAAAAGCTCAACATCATGTTTAAGTCTAATGATTTTGCTGTGTATAAACTTATCACAGGCGAGCAGATAGACGAATGAACTGGAAAGAAACATATACTAAACTGTTTCTCAAAGAACTAGGACACAGTATCAACGAGACCAGTCTCAAAGAATACATGCCGCTTTGGTGGCAAAATACACGAAACAAGGCTGCGGGCGGACTTAGGACTCTCTAACGAGGGCCTGGACATGCTGACTCAGATTGGCCTTGCTGTGTACGAAATACCGTGGCCCAAAGAGATGGTGCTTACTACACAGGTGATCATATTCTTAGATCAATTTATTGACTGTCCGTACTATCTCAACAAAGACAGTATCACAGTGACTAACGAGCGCAAGGCTGTTGAGCTTACTCTTTTCTCAGGGGATCTGCGCAAGTATGGCATAGTCAAAGCTATGACTAGATACAAAAAAGAAGCAGAAGAATCCTAACTGTTTAAAATCATTGAAAATCTTTTTACTAAAAGGTTGACCTATTGCAGAACCAATGTTATATTGTATTTGTTAGTTAAACACACGCACTGGTCAAACTGAAAGGACTACAACAATGGATACTTCAACTCGTACTGTTACTCCAAACAGCGCAAAATCTTCAATTAAACACGCTCTGCGCAAGAAGCGCCCGATCTTCCTTTGGGGCCCTCCGGGCATTGGTAAGTCGGATATTATTCACCAGATCGGCGAGCAACTGAATGCTCACGTAATCGACATTCGTTTGTCGCTGTGGGATCCTACTGACATCAAAGGTATTCCTTACTTCAGCAGCGTTGACAACACTATGCTTTGGGCTCCGCCTAGCGAACTGCCTAGCCAAGAACTGGCTGATAAGTATGAGAACGTTGTATTGTCTTGGACGAGATGAACAGTGCCGCTCCAAGTGTGCAGGCCGCTGCATACCAGCTGATTCTTAACCGTCGTGTTGGTACCTACAAGCTGCCTGACAATGTTATGATTGTTGCCGTCAGGTACCGCGAAGCTGACAAAGGCGTTACGTACGTATGCCTGCTCCGCTGGCTAACCGCTTTATCCACTTGGAAATGGCTGTTAACTTCGACGACTGGTTCGGATGGGCTGTTAACAACAGCATCCACAAAGACGTTGTAGGTTACTTGACTTTTAGCAAAAGGACCTTTACGACTTTTGATCCTAAGTCGCCGAGCCGTTCGTTTGCTACTCCACGTTCTTGGTCGTTCGTGAGCGAGTTGCTCGAAGACGATCTTGATGCTGGTACCACAACTGATCTAGTTGCTGGTGCCATTGGCGAAGGTTTGGCTGTGAAGTTTATGGCACACCGCAAGGTTGCTGCTTCGATGCCTAACCCTAGCGACATCCTTGCTGGTAAGGTTAAAGAGATGAAGTCTAAAGAGATCAGTGCAATGTATTCCTTGACTGTGTCTCTTTGCTACGAACTCAAGGAGAGTGATGCTGCCGGCGATAAGAAGTTTGATGAAAAAGTCAGCAACTTCCTGCGCTTTGCAATGGATAACTTTGATACCGAACTGGTTGTTATGGGTATCAAGCTGGCACTGACGCAATATAACTTGCCTATCGACCCTGACGCCGTGGACTGCTTCGATGAGTTCCACGACCGTTACGGTAAGTATATTAAGGCAGCACAGAGCGTCTAAACAACAAAGTGGGCAGGGAGACTTGCCCACTTTTTCTATTCAACGGTTGACAACGATTGTAAATACTGTTATAGTTACAGCATGAACACTAGCACAGAGGTAAACTATGTCTACTAAACAAACTCAAAGCAAACTTAAGAACTGGGAGCCTGACCCAAATATTACTGGCGAAGAACTAGAGCGTATGCGTGTAGAAGTATATGATCGTATCGTTGTCGCTCGTATTGGTCTTCTACTGCGTCATCCTTTCTTCGGTAACATGGCAACTCGTTTGCGTATTCTTGCTGCGGATGATTGGCTTATGACTGCGGCTGTTGACGGTAAGAATCTCTACTACAACACTCAGTTCTTTAACGCAATGAATAACAAAGAGATCGAGTTTGTTATTGCTCACGAGATCCTGCACTGTGTTTACGATCACCTTGGTCGTCGTGACTGGCAAGGTCGTGACATGCGGCATCGTCTCTACAACATCGCAGCAGACTATATTGTAAACAACCTGCTGGTGCGTGATCGTATCGGTACCAAGCCCAAGGTGGTTGACTGCTACCAAGACTTCAAGTATGAAGGCTGGAGCAGTGAAGAAGTCTACGAAGAGCTTTACAAAGAAGCTAAGAAAAACGGCGAAGATTTCCTTGACAAGCTGGGCGAGATGCTGGACGAACACCTTGACATGGATGGCGACGGCGACGAAAATAGACAACGGTGAAGGCAAGGACAAGAACGGCAACGGTACCAGCAGCAAGCGTCCAAATTTACTGAGGAGCAGATTCGTCAGCTAAAAGACGATATCAAGAAACATGCTCAGTGCTGCGCAGGCCGCAGGTGCTGGCAATGTTCCTGCTGGTGTCGCTCGCATGATCAAGGAAATGACTGAGCCTAAGATGAACTGGCGCGAACTGATTCGTCAGCAAATCCAAAGCACAATCAAGAGCGACTACACTATGATTCGTCCTAGCCGCAAGGGCTGGCATACTGGCGCTATTCTACCTGGTATGAGCTTCCAGGACACTATTGACCTTTGTATTGCACTTGACATGTCAGGTTCAATTGGTAGTGCTCAGGCTGCTGACTTCCTTGGTGAAGTTAAAGGCATTATGGATGAGTTTAAAGACTATCGCATCAAGCTGTGGTGCTTTGATACTAAGGTTTACAACGAACAAGACTTCAGCGCCGATGGCGGCGAAGATTTGATGGACTATGAAATTCTGGGCGGTGGTGGCACTGACTTTGATGCTAACTGGGAATACATGAAAGAAAAATGATATCCAGCCTAAGAAGTTCATCATGTTCACTGACGGCTATTCCTTGGAATAGCTGGGGTGACGCAGATTACTGTGATACTGTGTTTATTATCCACGGTCACAGTGATAAAAATCTTGAAGCGCCGTTTGGTGTTACTGCACACTACGAAGAAGGTAAATGATTAAGAACGGAGAACCAAATCCACTTTAACGTTTTTTGAAGTGAGGCGAGTCAAAGCGGCTGCGCCTCACTTTTGAGTATGTTAACATACCTATGAAATACAATCTTTGATCAAAGTTTTGATAAAATGGATCGAACGAAACATCAAGAACAGATTCTACATAGGACGCAATGTGTTACTAGAACGACAACAACAAAAATTGCTCAGATAATTACAATTGGCTTTGAAGAGACCAAAGACATGAGCTATTTCATGTTGGCCTGTCCACATTTAAAGTACAACTAAATAAACTGCGCATATATAATAGTGTAAGGAGATTAAACTATGAGCGACAAAGCTAAAACAACCGAAGCTGAGGCAGAAACAATTACAGCACCTGCGCAGCCTCAAGCACAGGGTCCGGATCTTACTGTACAAGATCTTACTGCTCTCAAAAATATTATCGATGTAGCAAGCCAGCGAGGCGCTTTTAAACCTAGCGAAATGATGACTGTAGGCCAGACCTATATGAAGTTAGAGCAGTTTCTAGCAGCAGTTGCAGCACAGCAAACACAAGGAAATTAATATGTTAAAGCATATAGGACGTATGGTTAAGAATGGTAGAAAAGTCATTGTAGCATACAAAGTAGTACCAAACGAGCCAGATCATTGTATTGTGGTCACTACAGAAAATTTGATGGCAGAAGAACACGATACGCTGATTAAGTTGGTAGAATCTGCTGCTGGACAAGAAGCGGATGACCTAGCAACTGCAATGGCCAGAACACCGCTTCCTGATGGTAGAAACATGCTAACAGCATTTCACAACCACAGGCAAAATGGTCAAGGTTCCTACCAACACAGTAGAAATGACTCCTACTATACAGAGTAAGATCATGCTCAGCGAACTGAACGAAGTTATCGCTCAACAGCGTGGCGTTACTGTAGCAGACCTAGCTGTTGGTGGGAACACAGCGCCTAAGCCAGCAGCAGCACCCGTATCTGCTATAGCTGAGGCGGTAGCTGTAGAGCCCGCACAAGCTGTCACAGACGGTGTTTTGACCGATGAAGATCTAGCACGTCAGTATCGTTCGCAGGCTGATCGTTTGAGCAAGGAAGCCGCAGAATTGCGCAGACAAGCAGAAGAGCTAGCACCAACAAAAAGCAAACAACTACTGTAAAGAAGCCAGCTGTAAAGAAAACAGCCAGTGCCTGATAAATTACCTCCAGAAGTGATAGAACACTGGCCGGAGATATTTAAGGATATTGAGATCAAAGCGGTCCCAATGGAATATATCACATCCGTAGTGGTTCGCTTTGATGACGGTGAGACTTGGGAAATAGATCTAAGCCCCGAAAGCTTGGACGTAGAAGGCGTTGATATTATAGACGTGATAGAAGAAACTCTTGAAACGTTTTTTTGAAGAATACGACGAATATATCAAAAAGTGTAGACTTTAGACTCAACACACAAAAAGTGATTGACGACATTACTAAAAGAGTCGGTACATTTCTAAAGAAAAGAAAGTAACTCCTGAGATATCTTTTATTTTGTATAAATACAAGTAATAAGATATCCAGGAGTTGTTATAATGGCTTTACGTCTAAGACGCGGGACCGATGCAGAACGTCAACTAATTACGCCAGCAGAAGGCGAAATAATCTATACTACTGATACTAAGTCAGTGTACATAGGTGATGGTACCACGGTCGGTGGAAATAGAATTTCTGGATCAACTGATGGTTCCCCTGCGCAACTTACACAAAATTTAAACCTTAATTCAAACGACATAACCGGCACTGGAAACATCGATATCAACGGATTTGTTACTGCGGACTTTAATGGCGGATTGATAGGTGACGTGCTGGGCGATATACAGGGTAGTGTATTTGCCAACAACAGCACCCTATTGGTAGACGCACTCGATGGTATAATTTTTGCTGAAAATGTCAGAGGAGAGTTTACAGGTAATGTTATTGGAGACATAAAAGGCTCAGTATTCGGCGATGACAGTAGTATTATTGTAGATGCTGTAAACAACATTCTAACAGCAGAATCAGCAACAGTAGATATATTAACTACTGACGAAGTTAGAACATCTAATCAGGAATTAGAATTTACAGATTCAAATGGACCAATACAGAATTTCGTAAAACTGTCAAATATCGATCTTTCTGCTGATAATTCAGATAGAGGAAAAATTTATTTTAGTCGAAATGACATAAATGGGAAAGAAGTCGAGGCTATCATAGGCGGCGGCCGCGGCGGTGTTTATTTATTGCAGACAACGATACTGGTACGTTTCCAGAAGCCAACACAGTTCTAATAAATAATTCTGGAAATACAGGGTTTGGTACTTATTCTCCTGCTGAAAAATTAGATGTCCGCGGTAATGCTGTCATGACTGGGTTTGTACAGTTTGGT